GAAGGAAATTTATCGACTAAATCAACCATAGTCCCACCTTCGTTGATTAAAGCACAGACTTCATCAAGATCTGTCCGCTTTCCTTGACCCTTGGGTCTATCACCACCTTCAAAGAATGCACCATCCTTTGAACAATAGTCAATGTTTTGTTGAGCTGTCCCACGTGCAATCTCAACATGACAACCATTGATTCCAATTCCCACCAACTTCGCAACAGCTGCAGTGATTCTTAATCTGTTGCTATTGTGGAATTCAAAATAACCTTGAAGATGGGGAGTTCCGCTCTCTCCAACTTCTTTCCCAAAACACCAATACTTAAATGTGTTGGTATTATCACCCTCCAAGATGGCAACATCCATTGGAGTATAATTGTTCTTTGTAAAGCAAAAACGATTTGACTTGGACATCTGAAAATAATGACTTTTCAGAGAACATTCCAAGAATAAAAAACAGTTTCTAGAAACTTCTAGAATCTTTTTAAATTTTCAAATTTATACCGCCAGCGCACGAGCGATAAGCGAAGTGCGGAGAGCGAGCGGCAGTAAGCGAGCGACATCGGCCTAACCAGTACCTGCTCGGACACCACAACCGAACAAAAGCTCTAGGCCGGCTAGGGGTGCAGGGGGGCGGTAGCCCCCTTGCGAGCAAGTCGAAAGGCGCTAAGACTTCAGTGACCTAGTTCAGTATTACCTAGGTCACTTTAAGGCCGGCCACTTGACGGCCACTACTAGTCTTTCATAAACTGAAGATTTCATGCGAAAGCGTTCTAGAAGCTCTTCTAAGAAGAGTTATAAGAAATCTTACAAGAAGACTAAACGAGCTTCTAAGTCACTTAAGAAGATTGTAAATAGAGCTATTTCTCTCAGGGCAGAGAATAAGCATCATCAGTCTACATCTGTTGTTAGAGCGATAGATGGCAACATCGATAACAATGATGTTCTATCACTGATCCCTGGAATCGTACAAGGTACTACCGATTCTACTCGTGTCGGAAATCGCATCACAGTCAAGCGATTGACAATGAAGATGATTATCAATGTCTTTAACAATGGTGCGAGTACACCTCCTACCTATTTTGACATTTACATCTTTAAACAAAAGTTGCGAAATTTCTACGCTGGAGCTCCAACTGGTGCGGATATGCTAGCATTTCTTCAAAGCAACTCTACATCTGTCAACTATCAGGGTAACATCCTTGATGGTGTCAGACCCGTGAATGAAGATCTTTTTACACTATGTATTAAAAAGAGGATCATGCTATTCAACCCATTCAGTGGCGGAAGCACTGTTGCTATAGGCACTCCTGTAGCTCCGAGTCGAACTATCAAGTTTGATCTCACTAAACACATCAAGAAGACGCTGATCTTCGATGATAACACAGGTTCATGTACCAATGCAAATCTCTGGATTGCCGTTGGTTCAACCCAGTCTGATGGGTCGTATATATTCGTATCCGTAGGACAATACCAATATATCTTAGACATCTCCTATGAGGATTCTTAATTAATTAAAGAATTCTCTACACGCACTCTCTAACTCCGCGTCCCATACATCATCGCTAGCTGCGGAAACTGGACTACATGGTCGATTCTCCGCAATAGCTGATTCTTTTGCTCCACTCCTAGCCAGTCTAGGTGGTTGCATGTCTCCTCTGGTGAATTCGGCGTTGTCACGAATATAGTCTTGGAGACAAACTCCGCCATCCCACCTTTCACTTCCACGGAAAGTGGATAGCGGTCGAATAGGTTTAGGATGAAACTGAAGGGCAGATCTTTCGATGGTCGGAAGTCGTCCATGATAACAATCTCCTGCCCGATGTAACCATCCCACCACTTGTGGTTGCATGCCTTCATATATGAAGACGGGCCTTGCTCCCAAGCATAACGGCTTTTTCCCGATCCAGTCGGGCCCCAAAGCCACCAAACCGTGGTCTTGAAGAATCGCCTTGGCGTCTTCACCTGTAATAGGTATTCCAGACCATGTCGGAATTTCACTACCTGAGAAGGAAATTTATCGACTAAATCAACCATAGTCCCACCTTCGTTGATTAAAGCACAGACTTCATCAAGATCTGTCCGCTTTCCTTGACCCTTGGGTCTATCACCACCTTCAAAGAATGCAC